AGATGACCGAGAACACACCGAGCGTTGATGAAGTCGTTGCTGCGGTGGTGACTTTGGCGTAGTAGTTAATAGTAAAGAGACCGTCAGAGGCAGGGGTGTAGAGCGTGGTGGCTGCTTGCGCTGCGGACTGAGCGGTGAGACTTACGGTAGCGAGGGCAACCGAAGTACCTTGTGATCCCTGTGCGCCCTGATTACCTTGGCTTCCTTGTGTACCTTGTGTACCTTGATTACCCTGAGTACCCTGAAATCCTTGTGGACCTTGGCTTCCGGTCGCACCAGTAGAACCCTGTGAGCCTTGTGGTCCCTGAGCACCAGTCGAACCTTGTGAACCTTGAGCACCCGTAGCACCCTGAACACCTTGAGGTCCGGTAGCACCCTGAGCACCAGTTGTTCCCTGTGTACCCTGAGCACCTGTGGCACCTTGGTATCCTTGGTATCCTTGTGGACCTTGTGCACCAGTAGCACCTGTTGAACCCTGTGCTCCGGTGGCTCCCTGTGTTCCCTGTGAACCAGTTGATCCTTGGAAACCTTGAGGGCCCTGTGAACCTGTAGCTCCAGTAACTCCTTGGAATCCTTGATTACCTTGACTGCCCTGAACACCTTGGAAACCTTGTGGTCCTTGTGCTCCGGTTGCTCCAGTTGCACCCTGGTATCCCTGATTGCCTTGTGTACCTTGCGTGCCCTGTGAACCCTGTGCTCCTTGAGCACCAGTAGCACCAGCAGCGGTAATGAGGTAAGCATTAGCAATTACAGATGGTATTGCTGGGCCAGTGGTAGGAGATGAGATGGCAAGAAGCGTTACTGACGTTGAATTAGATGTCCAGTAAATTTCAAAGTAATCGTTAGCCGCAGCGGTAACTTGCCATTCCCACGCAGCAACTTTGTCTGAGTTTTGCTTGTCCATAGTCACATCAGTGTTGGACTGAGAAACGTCAGAACCGTTCTTTCGTAGCCAAATAAGAACTTGGTCAGTTGAATTGTCTGTTTGCGTTAATTGAGCAGAGAAGTTAATACCGTACTGACCGGCATAAGCAAACGTAATACGAGAACTAGAAGCAACAGAAATACCTGTTTGCTGGTATGTTCCATTAAACGTAATGGCTTGACCAGTGTTGGCAGTGGATAATGTTTGTGTTGATGTTGAATAGTACGAACCGTAGTAAGCAGACGTTCCACCAGCACCTTGAGGTCCGATGTTTCCTTGGTACCCTTGGTATCCCTGATAACCCTGGTTGCCTTGTGTGCCTTGGTAACCTTGTGGGCCTTGTGAGCCAGTCAATCCTTGCGTACCTTGGAATCCTTGATTACCCTGTGTACCTTGTACACCTTGGAATCCTTGGTTGCCCTGAGTACCCTGTGAACCTTGACTTCCTTGTGAGCCAGTAGCACCAGTAACACCTTGGTAGCCTTGTGTCCCCTGCACTCCCTGTGTGCCTTGAAAACCTTGTGTTCCCTGCGCACCAGTAGCTCCAGTAAGTCCCTGAGTACCTTGCGTTCCTTGGTTGCCTTGCGTTCCTTGTGGACCCTGTGAACCAGTTAAACCTTGGTTACCTTGTGGTCCGGTAGAACCCTGGACACCTTGCGTTCCTTGGGCACCAGTGGCCCCTGTAACGCCCTGTGCGCCTTGCGAACCTGTTGACCCTTGGAAGCCCTGATTACCTTGAAAACCCTGAGTTCCTTGTACGCCCTGAGTTCCCTGAAAGCCTTGGTAGCCTTGTGGACCTTGTGCACCTTGTACACCCTGTGTACCTTGGTTCCCTTGTGTGCCCTGATAACCCTGATTACCTTGGTATCCCTGTGGGCCCTGTGCTCCAGTGTCTCCCTTGATTTGAGTCAGCGAATCGTCAAATGACCAGTACCATTGTGCGGTTGTAGAACCGATTGGGTATTGGACACCGATGTAGTAGTTAACCGCAGCAGTTACGGTAAGTTCCCATTGCCCTGGACCACCCCATTGAGTTCCGGTAGTGGCAGGTCCGAAGTAGTCAGTTCCGAGAGTAAGACCAGTAGGTGCAGGTTGACCTGCTGTAGGTGGAGAAGTGAATAGAGATGCCTTGTACGCGTAGACACCAGCGCCGTTAAGGAATCCCGAAGGTCCTGCAACGGTTCCTGAAAGCAGGTAATTTGTCATTCAGCAGTTGCTCCTGCGCTTATTGCAGCCTGAGCTGCATCGTATCGAGCACCTACCTTGGCGTCGCCACCAAGATTCATGCCTGTTTCAATTTCCCACTTTGATCCGGCTCGTTGTTCTAGCGAAGCAGAACCTTTAACCGTCTTTGGTTGCACACCGTCTTTGCGTAGACGCCTGTAAGCATCCACGTCTTTGTGCATCTTCTTTGTGTCCATGTCAATAACACCGGCATTAGAACGTGTCTCCATTGCAGACGGAGCAATAGAGATAGAAGCGGCCTTACAGCCGAAACAGTCCTCTGGGTGAAGTCCAACGTTGTGTGGTGTTGCGGTCATGAAATCAAGGCTCCGTATCCTGCGTTAGTCAATGCCGTAGCTTCTGCCGTAGTAACTTGACATACGTTCATATACACTTTAACCACATAAGGGTTCTGGCTTACTGTAACAGATGTAGGCACAGGTGGGTTGACTTCGTAGTTGACAAAGTACGACGTGGAGTATGGTGCTTCTGGGTTCCACGGGTTGTATGGGTACGGAATGTTCGTGTTGGAGTTCTCCGGCGTAGCCGTGTCCTGAACGAACGTACCATCCGACAACTTAAAGACCAAGACGTAACGTGCCCTGTTAGGGAAGTAACGCCATAACCTACGCTCCAAGCCCTTTGAGTCGGGCAGGATCGGTGGGTTGTCCTTTACCTTTGGTGGTGTAAAAGTAGGCATGAAAGCCTACTTAATCTGGTTCTTACGTCCGAGAGCACCAATGCGAGCAGCATCAATAGCGTCACCCATACGAGCACCACCAGTTGTCTGGTTCTCAGCCGGAGCTGAAGTAGGTTGACCAACTGGCTTAGTTACACGAGTGTAACCACCGTCAAGGCTTTCCTCAAGAAGTGTTGCTGCACGAAAGTCAATAGGCGTACCTACTGTTTTGCTGTCCACGTCAAAGATTGCGTCATACTTACTAGCCATTACATTTCTCCGTATGTCTTGTAGCCAACTACTTCTGGAGCGTCAGCGTTTGAGCCGTACTCCAACTTTGTAATGCCACCGATAATTGGTGTGCCCTTAACGCCACGAGCAGTGTTTGTTTCAACGCCACGGTTAGCAGGTCCACTTGTCTCAGTAGAGGTTACAGGTGTTGGGATGTATCCTGTGTCAATAGTGTTGGCTGTGGTTCCACGAAGGAATTCAGCCGATACTGTTGGGAATGATGCGCGTGATTCCATTATGTCCACCTTGTGTCGGTCATGTCGCACTGGCCACAGTAGCAAGGGTCTGATGTTTCGCCCTTAATTGCTGTAGCGTCGTTACGAGCTGCGCGTACTGCGCGGTTTGGTAGGGGTGTTCCTGCTGGCATTGCGGATTCTGGTCCGAGTGTCAAGCCAAGTCCTGTAGGTACTGTCATGAGAGTTTTTCCTCGCTAGTGTGTTGGTCCTTGAGAGAAACGAGGTTGCCGTCCTTGTCGGTAAGCCTTCCACAGATGAGACAATAAATCTCATCTATGCCAGCCTGTACGTCCCTGCTTCCGCAGTTCTTACAAGCTCTGGGCCACGGCAACTCTCGTTCCTCTCAATTACCTAGTTAACTGGACTAAGCCAGTGGTGAGCCGGACTCACCGAGGTCTACTGCTGGTTCGTAAGCAGTTCCAGTTCCAGGTGTAGTGCTGATGTCAGCGCCTAGAAGTGAACTTGACTCAATACGGATAACTGAAGCCTGACGGAAGATTCCGTAAGCACCAAGCCAGTACCATCCCATTGGGACGAAACGGCGTAGACGGTCAGTTACTGGACCAGGTACAACGTGTGGGAACGCTCCGTTACCGTCAACGTATGAGTGAGCCTTGGCAAGAGCCTGGCGACCAACGATGAGAGTTCCGTAAACGTTTGTTGAAGATGCACCAGCACCCTGGAATACAGGAGCACGTGGAGTTTCGATCCAACGAACACCTTCGTAAGCACCGAGCTCACCGTTCCAGATTTCACCTGGCTGTGCGTAGACGTGTGGTGCACGCCATCCCTGTATGTTTGAACCTGAGATAGATTCGCCCTGAAGGTCTGCAACGAGGTCTGGGTGGATGTAACCAACGTACATACCGCCGAATGTTGGAACGTTCTGAGCACGGAGACGAGCACGAGCAACACGGATGTCAAGTGATGACAATGTGTTTGCTGCTGCTACACCGGCACGAGTAGTTACAGAAGTCTGGAGTGTTGTTGCTCCGAGTCCTGATGCGTACTGTACGTTTGTTCCAACGTCCAAAGCAGCACGAGCAATCGTGTCGATTGAAACACCAGCGTTGTATCCAACTACGTTGGCAACGATTGGGTCAATGTCCACGAATGATGTTCCGCGCAACTTGGCAGTGGTAAGAACACCGTTACCGTATTCAGCAAGAGTCAACGCAACGGTTGAGTCTGACATTGCTACGGTTGTGATGTCTGTTGTTTCTGTAAGTGCCGTGGTTGAAATCGGCAGGTCGTTCACGATTGTGAACTGTACCGAAGCACCTGGCATTGACTGTGCAGTAGGCTGAACGTCTGCTACAGCGTCAAAGTAAAGCTCTGGACGTAGAGCAAAGTATGCCATACGGTCATAAGCGGCCTTCGAGAAGTCAAGGGTTGACTGTCCCGTTGGGTTGTCTGAGTAGCCATCAATAGCCATTTCAAACTCCTTTTCTAGTTAGTGTGTTTTGATTAACGCACGTTCCTAGAAGTCCAAACACCCAGTTTTTCAAACTGTTGTTCTTGTACGATCTTCATGGCTTCTTCGGGACTTGATGCCTCTTGAATACGGGCTAGAAATTCCTGACCTAAGTCTGGTCCTACGCCTGACGTACCAATAGTCGCGCCTTGGGCACGACGTAAAGCCTCAAGTTCCGGATCGTTAGCAGCGGCTTCGGTGGTTTCCTGATTAGATGAAAGGATGCCGTATTCTTCAGCCATCTTCCGGATTGCGTCTACTGACGCTTCTCCATCGTATGCCTTACGAAGTAATGCACCTGCACCTGTCTCTGGAATTCCAGCCTTGGTGAATTGGAATTCAAGCTTTTGCTTTTCCAGTTCTGCCTTTGCTGCTTCAAGTTCCTTACGGGCTTTGTCACCTTCACGCAACTGACGCCTAATGTGAGGGTCTAGTGGCTGACTGTTGGTTTCTTGCTCGTCAAGTTCGTTGTCGAATTCGGACATGTTGATCGCTCCTTCTAGGTACGCGCTTTATTCAGAGGTAAATAAAACGGATAAATTTGTTTGCACTATACGCACTTGGGGACGTGCTCCCCACCAAGCGGTTTAGTTGTCCAGCTCGCCCACGATCAATGGGGCCAAACACCTAACGTAATTGTAGCACATTATGTACGTGCAGAACCAAGACCTGTAACACCCTTAGAAGTTTCGGCGTATCCACCGCCCTTTTCAAAGGGAGTGGCCTTGGCTTCTTCGGCCAACTGTACCTGTCTTTGGGCTACTGGCTGTGTAGTGCCCCCAAAACCGGCTATTTGGCTTCCAATCAAAGTATTGGTGTCTACTGTAGGGGCAGTGGCTCCAGGGAGCGCCTTGGTCAAATTAACGTCCTTAGAGGCCGTCTGAAGCGCTGTCTGTGCCTTGCCTAGGGTAAACTGGCTGTAAGGGTCAGAAGCGCCACCCGTCATTCCAGCAACCCTAACCATCTCACCCAGTTGTGAAGCCTGGCTAGAAGAGAAATCTTGAAGTCCAGCAGTCTGGGCTGTGTAACCAAGGTTGGCTGCAAGTGCTTGGCGTTCAAGAACTGGAGCAGCAGCGGTTGGATTAAGGAAATATGCGACAAGACCACCAGTTCCAATATTGTGTTGTTGCATAAACTGTTGTTGAACACTTTGAGGCAACGCATTTACCGCTTGATACCCCATAGCAATGCGTTGACTAAACTCAGAAGCAGATACGTTACCTGCGACAAGGTTTTCAATAGGAGTCTTTTTTGTTTTAGGGTCTGGGGTAGTAAGGAACCCAGCAGGAAGCCCAGCAGCCTGAGCAGTTGCCTGATAAGAATTTACCAAAGTAAGGTACGTTGATTCAGTAAGTGGTTTTGTACCGTTCTTGGCCGCTTCTGCCTGTTGAGCAATAAGACCAGCAAACGTGCTTTTGTATTGAGGTGTTTCACGAACCATGTTCATTAACTCTTTAGGGTTAGTGATGTTGTCTTGCATTGTCCACTGGTAAACTTGTGGTGTAATAGCTCCAAGATCAACACTTTGAAGCCATTGTTCCAAAGTTTGATAAGAACTGTTTTTTAAATTTGCTGAAGCCGTAGCATTGGCAATCTGTGTAGTCATCTGACCAGCAATGGTGACTGCTTCAGTTATTGTGTCTCGACTGGCTTGTTGAGCGGCGGTAAGACCAGGGCCGTAATCAATGCCTGGAGGCAATTTAGATAAATCACCACCAGTTTCACTACCTGCATAATTAAGTGCTTTAAGAAGTCCAGAATTCAAAGAAGCTTGAATTTTTGTACCACTGGTTATGTATTCATTAGCATTAAAACCAGGTACGTTCCCAAATACTGCTTCAAAAAGAGCAGGGCCACCTTTAAAAAGAATTTGATTTGTAATGGCATCTAATCCAGAACTGGTAATGTTTCCTTTAGAATCTAGATACGCAGAAGAAGGCAAAATTGGTGTACCAGCCAGTTGCTTTGCTAATGTAGCGGCGGCGACAGCATCGGCTCCACTTTGAACAAGCGCGGAAGTTATTGATTTAATACCTGCTGGACCAGCAGGGTAAATAATAGATTGTTGCTGACCAGCACCACCACCACCGCCAGCAAAAGGATTAGGAATTGTAGTTGTAGTTGTAGGTGTGGTTGTAGTTGTCGTTTTGATTTTTTTTGCCATTACTGTGCGCCCCCTTGTGGCATAGGTGCAGCCATGCTTGGTTCAGCTTGTGCTGGAGAAGGCATTGGCTGTTGTGATGGAGCGGCTGCTTGTGCTTGCTGACCACCGGCCATCTCTTGTTGAATTCCTTGAATAAGTGAAGCGACCTTTTCCTGTGCGGCTGGAGTCTTATCCCAACCAAAACCTGGGTGAGACTGAATGTGTCCTTTCCATTCGTCAAGGCTCATTGGAACTGGGCGTCCAGTCTTAGGGTCACGACCACCGCTAAGAGCGGCTGAAGATTTAGGGTCAGTCATAAAGTTAGGTTCTTGATCCTCACCCAACATCTGCTTAGCAACCTGACGGTATGGGTCAAGTAGGTAAGCGGTCTTGATGCCAGCATCAATTTGCGGAGCAAGCGTAGGATAAAGACCCTTGGCTGTTGTCTTAAGATAATCCTCAAATGCAGCAGCCTTGGCTGGTGTCATGTCCTCAGCTATGGACTTAAGAGTGCCGTCCGACATGGGAACGGCGTAGTCATGAGCCAGTTGTTTCATGTCGGGAACCGACATTGATTTTGTTTCAGGCTTTTGAGCTTCTTCTGCTAATGGTTTGTCTGCCATGATTATTCCTTATTGTGGTGGGGGTAGTGGACGAAATACGCCAGTAATAATTGTTGAAACGTCTTGCCAGCCAGGAAGCGTTGTTGCTTTAGTGCAATTATCGCGCCATTGTTGACGTAATTGACTTTGCTCTGATGTATTACCTGCTGCTGCTTTATATTGTTTTTCCCATGCTGAACGTGCATCTAACAATAATGGAATGTATTGTTTTTGTGCTGGAGTCAAAGTAGCAACATGACTTGGGTTTTTCATAAAAGACTGCAATTCAGTATAAGATTGAGCAGCAACGGTGTAAGTGTTACCACCTAGGTGTTCTGACAACCAAGCGCTGTTCATTGATTGACCGTATGATTTTCCTGCTGCTGTCCATGCGTAATAACCAGCGGAACTTAAACCGTCTTGATATGTACCTGGATATAATTTTTGAAAGCCAGGAAGCATTACGTCGTAATACATGTAGTTCCCCAAAGCAACTCGCATTGCTTGTGTGTATTCAGTTGGGGTTTCCTTTTGTCGAAGTGCAAACTCACCAAGAATCTGTGATGCTACAGGATCATACTTTGCATCTGCACCTTGTTGACTAGACATAAAAGCAGAAAGAAATGGAAATTCTTTTACAAGTTGTGGGTGATTTTCAACATACTTAACCGTTCCAATAGTTTCTAAGTAAGTAGAAAATGGGCTTTTGGTGTGAGCAACTGTATTAAACAATTCAGTAGGGAACCTACGTAGAAGTTCTGCAACTTGCAAAGTGTAAGAAGGAAACTTAAAATCGCCA